CCCGTGCCCAGGATGTAGCCCAGGTTAGTGAGATTGATGGTGCAGCCACTGATGAGGCCGGAGAGGTCCATCGCCGGTGTGCCCGAGCTCGAACTCTCGACGACCACCCCGGCCGCTACCAGGATGTTGATGGTCGCGGGGCTTCCCAAGGTCCCGATGATCGCCTTCAAGTTCCAGTCGACGCTGTTGCTCGAGATGGTGATGGGCAGCGTCGTGCCGGCGCCCGAGTTCAAGTTCGGGCCCTGGATTGCGGTCCAGCGGTTGAGCGCGAAGTTGTAGCGCAAGAGGAAGCGATCGATCGCGCCAGCCGCGGTGCCGAGGGTAGGGGCCAAGCCATTCGCGAACAGGAAGATGCTGTTCCAGGTCAGCGTGCGCCCGCCCGTGCCGTCCTGGACCACGAGGAGGTCGATCTCCGAGCCGTCGCGCGGGTTGATCGGCGCTGCCATGGTGCGGTTGCCGGTCAGGGTCAGGATCTGACTGTTGCCGGCGTTGGCATCGATCGTCGTGGTCGGGCCTTCCGTCACCGTCTGATAGGGCCAGGCGGTGGGGATCGTCACCGAGTTCTGGACGATGGTGTTGGCGGCGATCTCGGCCGCAGTGCGCGACTGGCGCACCCAGTTGGCCGCCGGCGTGCCGCCCAAGGACGTGGCAGAGGAGGCGTTGGCGACCACCGGCCAGCAGTTGGTGCCATCGCACCAGATGAGGCGGATCTCGCCATTGGCGACCGTCGTGGTGCTGGTGCTGCCCGAGTACGTGAAGGTGAGTGTCTGCCCCGTCTGGTTATTGATCAGGTACATCTTGCCCGGGATGCTCGACGGGACGGTCACCGTCACCGCGGAGCCAGGCGTGCCGGTCATCAATAGCGAGAAGAACCTCGAGACGCTCGCGGTGCCAGCGGTGAGGGCGGGCAGCGAGTAGGAGGTCGCCGAGGCGATGTTGACGACCGTCCAGCCGCAGATGGCCGGGTCTAAGAGATTGATGGCGTCGGAGTTGAGGGTCGCGCCCCAGGTGTTGTTATAGGCGCCCGTCGCGATCAGGCGAACCTGATTGAACGTCGAGAATGAGTCTGCCACGCGAGCTCCTTATCCGGCCGCGGCTGCCTGCTGTGGTGGCGGCCCCGGTATCGACGCGATAGGTGCCAAGGGTGCGTACACCCCTGATCTCGCTGCGATCATCACTTCGCCGCGGGCATTAGGTAGAAGTTCTTCATAGTATTTCGTTTTCATGTCGGCATAGCGGTCATCGGCTTTGAGCCACTGCTCGGCCTCCATGAGGCAGGCGACGAAGAGCAGCTGGCCCTCGTTATCGCCAATCCAGGTGTTCTGCGCGACGACGATCGATGGCGGCCGCTGCACATAGCGGCGCTTGATGGCCGTCGCGTTGGCATCGGCCGCGGGCCCGAAGATCCAGGTCGACTGGCCCTGGTCCGCGTAGTAATACGGCCGCCCCGCCGCCGCGGCGAGATAGCCCTGCATGAAGTCCCACGAGCGCTTGACCATGAGCTTGGTCGCGCCGTTGTAGACCACCCACAAGTTGCGCTCGACCACGAACTGACTCGAGATGACCGCGTTCGCCGTCACGGCATTGGCCATCGGCAAGGTCCAGATCGCCGTGGTCTGTCCATTGGTCAGCGTCACCGACTGGATCTCATTATCGGAGAAGGTGACGACATATGGCCCGGTCGTGCCGGTCCAGGCGCTCGCCAGCGTCGCCGAGGTCGCATTCGGATTGATCGCCGCGTTGAAGACGAGCGGCTGGCTGCCGAGCGGCTTAAGGAGCGAGGTCGCCGCCGGGGCGATCGCCACCTGGTCATTCACATCGAAGATATCGAGGTCCAAGTCCACGACCACCCGCAGTTCGCCCAAGTAGATCAGACGATTGATGCTGGCGAGATACGCAGCGCTTGCCTTCAAGGGCCAGACCTGCAGGGCCGAGTACAACTGCTGGTAGCTAAATCCGAGCATTCGGCACCTCGTTATCGACTTCGTTGGAGGGCCCGGAGAGCGCGCTGCCGGCTTGGGCGATCAGGTAGTAGGCGGCCGAATCGATGTCATCGACGGGGTCGTCCGTGATGATGTCGATAAACTGAAAAAGACTGCCGGCCAAGGTCTCATAGAGCGCCCAGCCGTTGTTATTGGCGTTTTTGTAGAGAAAGAAGTTCGATATACCGCCCGTTGCGCAGGTCCAGGTGAGGAGAATCTGGCTGCCGAGTTGGTTGAGGGTCCCCTTGAGCACCGGCGCGGCCACCGGCGGGCTCAAGGTGATCTCGACCGTGTTCGACACCGCGCTACCCATTCTGGGCGTTCTCGTTGATGTCGTAGCCGCGGATGTAGTACCAGACGGTGTTCGCCGGCGGACTCGAGTCGGTGTAAGTCAGGGTCTCGATGGCGAGCGCGCCGAACTCGTCCGCCGTGTTGGGGAGCGACACCAGCATGGTGAAGTTCACGCCATCGATGGAGCGCCAGACCTCATACGCGGCAGACAGGTACGGTCCAAAGCCGCCGACGCGGTCTTCCCCGACAGGCGGACCACCGATACTGCTCCACGTGAGGACGACCGATCCGCCAGAGATGACGGCGGTAAGGAAAGGCGGTAGCACCGCGTAGGTATCGACCGCGGGCTTCCACAGCGCGACCGGATCCGACACGACGGCCAGGCGCTCTTGAGGCTGCGGGGGATCGTAACAGCCGGGACAGACGCGAATATTCGGGTAGTAGCCATCGAGGACGAGCTCGCGGAGGTAGTACCGCAGGCCGCATCGCTGGCAGAGCCCCCAGGCAAGTCGTCCCTTCGCGTATGCCGGCAAGTCCTCACCTTACTTCTGGCCGATGCCAGGGTAGCGCGCGTGCACCTTGCGCTTGATCACTTCCTGCTCGGCAGGGCTCGCGTAGTGCGCCATCGAGAGCGCGGCGCGCGCATGGTTCTCGTCATGAATCGGATACCGGCGTCCCGGGAGGGCGAACTCGCCCCCCGGGATCTCGTCCCGCCGTTCCGTGGTGAGCTTGCTCACGGCAGCAAGACCGCCCGCTGCTCGGGCGTGAGCTTAAGCGCATCCGCACGAGCGGCGTTCATGCCCCAGTTGGCTACCTGGGCCGCCGTCACCCCGGTTGCGGTCAGTTGCGTGGTCGTGAGACCCAGCGCGGCCGCCTGCAGGGCCGAGAGCTTCAGTCCCTTCAACTGCTCGACCGACATGCCCGTGCCATGCGCGTGCGCGACCGCAGCCCCGGCCGCAGGAACACTCGGCGGCGTCGGCTTCTTGGCTGAGGCCGGGAAGCGCAGGTTCGCGATCGGCGCGGGAGGCGTCGGCTTCGGCTTCGCAGCGGGAGCGACTCCAGGGCCGATGCGCGCGGCCTCGATCGGCAGGCCCGCCAAGATCAAGCGCTTGACCTCAGCCAGGTTCCAGGTGGCGTCCGGCGCCGGGTAGCTCGCACTCACCGCGACGTCCTTCTGGGCGACGTAGTCATAGATCTGCTCGGCGTCCGGGTTGTAGCCAAAGCGCGGTTTCGGATTGATCAGGTTCATCTCAATGTCCTCCAGTGGTTACCAGCGACCGCGTTTCGGCCGCGACATAGTCAAGCGTACATCGCCCCAGTCACGGTTGGCGTCCAAGGCCATCGCGAGCTGCCCGCCGATGTTGCGCGGATTCGGGTCATCCCCCCGATAATACTTTTGCAATACTTCAAAACGGCCCGCGTTGAATTTCATGGCGAGCTTGGCCGCGAGGCCCGCGTGCATCGCCTCCTGCATCTCGGGGCGCGTCTGCAACTGCAGCGACAGGTCCGAGTCCCCGGGCAGCGCCGTGTTGACCATGCCCCAGTAGAAGATCGCATCGGTGCTGTTCTCGGGGCTGCGCCACACCGTCATGACCACCTGGTTGTATTGCCGGTCAATCAGATACCGATCCGGCCGGCCCTGCTGCGTCTTGTCGGGAATCTCGAGCCACTCCTGCCGCGACATCGGATTGATCGGCGTATCGCGGTTGTCGCGCCGCAAGATCGCATCCGATACGGTGATGAGGCCCGCCGGCAGGATGATCTGCGGCGTGTTGACGACGGTCGTGAAGTTGTACTCGAGGAACTGATAGGTCCGGATGCCTAAGGTCAGCCACTCGGAGTTCAGCATCAACGCGAGCGAACGGAAGGCCGACTCGATGTGATCGTTGCCGAGGGTCTTGGCCGACACGCCGGCGCGCTCAAAGCACTCCGAGAAGACTGAGGCTAGGTCCGGAGAGAGGTACCCAATGTTGGTGCCGATGGCCACCGCGGGTTAGCCACGCGCCAGGCCCTGAATGACCTCGAGGAACGCGGTGCCTCCGGTCAGGGCGGTAACGTGCAAGCGCACGGCCATGCATGGCTCGGTGATCACCCCATTGGCCCGGCCGGTCTGACTGGTCAAGCCGGCGGCCAGCGCGAAGACGCGGCAGAGCACGGCCTGCGTGTAGGCGGTGCCCACCGTGGCCCCTGTGTTGGCGACCGTGTAGGTGAACGTCGTGAGGCCGGTCACCGTGATGATCTGGCTGCCGTCCAAGTTCGGGTCGCCCGAGTTATAGATGACCGCCGAGTCGCCGGTCACCAGGCCGTGCGGGTTCGCCATCGTCACCGTCGCGGTCGTGGTCGAGCGCGTGAGGGAGACGACGTTGTTGCCCTTGATGTAGTTCGGGTTGTCGGGCGTCGCCTCGATGGAGTAGGTGATCGCGTTCGCGTCCTCACTCACCGAGCCGTACAGGCCCACGTTGAAGAAGTACGCGAGATAGTCGAGCGGGATCCACGGGGTTACCCCGATGGCCGCCAAAGACACTCTGATCGGTGATCGCATCGACTATCTCCTCACTGCGCCCGGCGGCGGCGTCCCGATCTCCATACGTGGCACCCCGGGACTTACCGTCCCCGGTCCGGTCGCCCCTTGCATCGGCATGGGCGCAGGCATCGGCCGAG